CTTGCCGCGGCCCGGAATTCCAATGATCTTCATATCGACCGGGTTCGCCGTCGCAGTCAGGAACTCGATCTGACGCTGGCGCTGGGTCTCACGCTGAACTGCAACGTTGACACCCTGCACATGAACATCTTCAGAGCCGGTCAACAGGCCAGAGGTATCGGTGAGCAAGATCAAATCGACAAGCTGCATGAGCGCCAGCTCAACCACATCGCGGTCGATGTTCGCGCTCACCGTCTGCAAAATCTTGCTGGCATTGCCCATCAGCATCGCCAACCCGGACGCCGTGCGCCCCGCGCCGCCGCTCGCCCCGCTACCCTGAACGTATTTGGGAATCGCAGAAATATCGTCAGCAATTGTACTGAACTCTTTGAAAACAGTGATCAATTCCTGCGAATTGGAAACCGGCTGGAAGAACTTGATGGGGTCCTGTGCATTATTCGCAACAGGATCGTTACGCGTGTGCCAACGCTTCCACGCGTACATATCCTCGCCGTTCTCGTCGTTCGCCAACCGATCATCGTTGATCACCACCTGCGGCCCGGACGAAATCGATAGGTTATTCACAAGACTACGGAGTGTCGCGTTCGCCACTTCCTGCGGGTCAGAAAGTAAATCAGTCAGGCCGTTGCCAACGGGAGTACCCGGCACTTTCTCAAACGACGTGATGAAGTACGGGTGCCGCTGGCGCGGATTAGGCGACAGCTGCGCCTTGATCACATGCGAGCCGATGATCCACGCTTGCACGTTGTAGTCACGCAACTCGTCGGGGACCGCGAGTCCATAGTCCTGCAACACGCGACCCTGGACGTTGCCGTTGAACTCCATCATCGAGATCAGCGCAGAACGATTCCACGCCGGGTTCTCCCGGCTCTCCAGCACAGCACGCTCAGCGTCAGTGCTGTCCCAGTTGTCGTTGAGCCCGCCCCGACCGTACTCATCGAGCGCGGCCCGCAGCTCCGTCTGGTCGTAGCCGGGCAAATCGAGCAGATCGTTCAGTTCTGCCCGGGTTACTCTAAGCTTTTCAATAACATCGGCGCTCTCGATATCCGCCACCCCAGGCGTGAACCAGATATCGAACGGCGACACCCGCTGCCACATGAGCTTAGGGTTCTGTTTGACCGTCGGCATGCCGCCGCCCTCGGGCCACACCACCTCCGGAACTACCCGAACAATGGGTCCCTTCAAGCAGGCGAACGGGAAAATGGGCAAATCGACGATAAATTCGGCCATACCGTGATAAAAACCGCCCTCCCGGAGCAGGGTCTCGATCTTGTCCTCGGCATCTTTGGCCTGCTCTGTGGCCTTCTTTTTGGCCGCTTCCTGGGCGGAATTCATCAAAGCACGCTGCCGATCCCCCAAATCCTTGGGGTCCGGCGGCTGACCCATCTGCTGGGCCACCATGTGGGCTTCTTGGTTAACCAAATCCTTGATTTTCTGTTCAATTTCCGGCGGAACCGGGGGGTCCGCGGGCGGGCGAATCGCCCACGGGCGGTCCGGTCCTAGGTAAACATCCCTAAGCAGGGAACTTGCCGCCCGACACTTCTGAGCGGTCAAACGAGCATAAACCTCGCTACCACCGAACTTTTTGATCTCCGCAATCTTGTTAGAGTCGTACTGCCCGTTGAACGTCCGCAGCGCTGCCAACAGGCGCTCTGACCACCCCGACGCTGTGTTGCGGTGATTACGGAAAATCTCATACTGGCTCCGAACGTAACCAGCCAGCTCGGGCACAGCCTGCACCGGCGGCGCCACCGCAGCGGCGGCACTCTGCGCGCGGTCCTGCAATTGCTTTTCAAGAGCAGCCGGCGGCACAACCTGCAAAACGCCAGCCTGTCCAAGGGTATCCATGCGCGGTCCGGGTCAACGACACAGTGTCGTCACGCACGGTACCGATGAAGCGCTAACGAGCCCTTAACAGATTGAATTCAGGCAATCTTAAGAAGGTGGCGACCATAACGCAAGCATGACCGATCACACCTGTGTCAGCACCCTCGGCGGCACGCGCTGCGATATTTGCTTCGCTGAAATCCCCAAGACGCTGCGGCCTGAACTAAAACCGGAGCAGCTGTTAAAGCTCGCACGTGAAGTCGCGATGGATATCTTGGAGCTGCCGGCAATCCTGAAAGGCTTCAGTCTAACAGAGGAGCAGTACGCTGTCATAGAAACCAACTCCTTTTTCCAACGGGCGCTCGAAGCATACCGCATCGAATGGAACAGCGCCCTCTCCACGCGCGACCGTATCCGCGTGCAATCTGCTACCGCGCTTGAAAACGCACTGCCCTCTATCGGAGCGCGCATGACCAAAGAGACGGAGTCGCTCGATGCGCAAGTCAAAGCCGGCTCGCTCCTCGCCAAACTCGCCGGTGTCGAAGACCAGCGGCAGGAAGGCGGCGGCGAAAAGTTCACAATTACAATCAACCTCGGAGCCGACACCAAGCTCCAATATGAAAAGTCTGTTGCTCCGAAGGCGCCGGCATCGGAAGGCCCAGCAGCGCTACGGCAACTCGTTGAAGGGGAAGCAAACGTATCAGCGGTACGACAGCTCACTCAAACGGGTGGAAACCCAACTCCGGTATGATTACTCCTCGAAAGGGGTCGAACGCAAAAAACGCTATGACAAGTCGCTGAAGGGGCGCGAGGCGCACTTCCAGTACCGCAGGAGAATAAACGATGTCTGCTGCAAGGAAAACTGACGCTGACCGATTGCTTGACGCCGCCGAACTGCTTCGCAAAAAGAACGCGGAGCTTATCGACCACAAGCGCACCATCAATCAGCTGCGGCGCGACAATGACACCGCGGAAAAAATCCGTCAAGAAATCTACGGCCTAGCCGCGCACACAATGGACCCGCCAGCATGGATCAGCGGCAAGGGGGTGCGGAACGGCGAGCGTGGCGGCCCTGTCACCATCTGGTCTGACTTCCACTATGGCGAAGTCATCAATCCCGACGAAGTCGGCGGCGTAAATAAATATGACCGGCGAATCGCTAAAACCCGTGTCACCCGCCTCGTAGACACTACCATCGACCTTTGTTTCAATCACATGGGCCGCTCGAAGGTGGCCTACCCCGGAATCGTCATCTGCCTCGGCGGCGACATGATCGGAGGCGATATCCATGAAGAACTTCTTGCTACGAACGACCGCACTCCTCACCAGTCTGTGCATGATCTTGTTGATCTTATCGGAGCCGGCCTGGAGACCGTGGCAAGTAAATTTGGTCGTGTCTTTGTTCCTTGTGTTGTTGGTAATCATGGTCGTTCTAGCAAAAGACCAAGAATGAAGCAGCGGGTCTACACCAACTACGATTGGTCGATCTACTGCTCCCTGGAACGTGACTTCCGCAAAGATACGCGCATCAAATTTATGATCCCGAGTGAGTCGGATGCGCGCTTCACAGTCTATGGACACCGCTACCTGCTCACGCACGGCGACAGCCTCGGCGTGAAGGGCGGCGACGGGATCATTGGCGCGCTCGGGCCGATCATGCGCGGCTCACTCAAAGTCAGTCGCAGCGAATCGCAAATCGGAAACGACTACGATACCCTGATCATCGGCCACTGGCACCAGTACATCACGCTGCCGGGGTTGATCTGCAACAACAGCCTCAAGGGCTACGACGAATATGCCCGTCTCATGCTGCGGGCGCCGTACAGCCGGCCGTCGCAAGCGCTCTGGTTCACGCATCCGGAACATGGTATCACCGCCCACTGGCAGGTGTACCTGGAAGGGCTACGCACCGCGAACCAAGACAAAACGTGGGTAGGGTGGCATGCCCAGCATTGAGTACGACGCACCGCCCACGTGCGCGGCCTTCATGAAATCAGAGGCGTTTGGCCGCATGGTCGCCGGCCCGGTCGGCTCCGGCAAGACCACCGCCTGCGTCATTGAACTCCTGCGCCGCTCAATCAACCAGACCCCGGGCAAAGACGGCCTTGCTCACACCCGTTTTGCCGTTGTCCGCCAAACCTTAAAGCAGCTCAAAGATACAGTTCTTAAGGACATGAAAAGCTGGCTAGGTGGACTCGGTGAATGGCGGGTGTCAGAAAATACATTCCACTTGAACTTTGATAACATCCGTTCAGAATGGATTCTGATCCCGCTCGAAGACGCCGAAGACCAAGCACGGCTGCTGTCGATGCAGCTCACGGGCGCGTGGCTATCCGAGTGCATCGAAATGGACTACAGCGTGCTCGGCCCGATCTCCGGCCGTCTCGGTCGGTACCCGTCTGCGAACCAAGGCACGCCGACGTGGTTCGGTATGATCGCGGACACCAACATGCCGACGGAAATGACACCGTGGCACACTTTCATGGAAAATCTGCCGCCGAACTGGCAGAAATTCATTCAACCGTCCGGCCTGTCACCCGACGCCGAGAACCTGAATTGGCTCGTGCAGACCGAAGAAACAATGCAACTGCCCATCGACCACCCGAAGCGGTTGGCGCAAGGGCGCAAATATTACGAACGCTTCGTCGAAATGTACGGCGCCGACTCGGACTGGGTGAAGCGCTACGTCTACGCACAGTATGGCGACGATCCCTCAGGTCTCGCGGTGTTCCGTGAGAGCTTCAAAGCCTCATTCCACGTCGTCGAGGACACGCTGGTGATCCCGGGCTACCCCATCATCGTCGCGCAGGACTTCGGCCGCAATCCCTGGAGCTTGGTCTGCCAAGTTGATCACATGGGCCGGTTGGTCGTGCACGAAGAAGTAGCAGCAACAAACATTGGGTTGGAGAAACACGTCAATGAGCATCTTCGGCCGCGGCTTTTCTCGGAAAAATATCTCAACACGCGAATCATCGTGGTTGGTGACCCGTCAGGCGTGGCAAAAGGCAATGTATCGGAGGAAAGCTGCTTCGATGCTCTCAAACGTTTCGGCTTGGCGGCGTTCCCCGCTCCAACCAACGCAATTGAGCCGCGTCTGCGCGCTGTTGAGGCGCTTTTGGGCAGACAAGTCAACGGGGGGCCGGCGCTGATGATCAGCAAGAAGGGCTGCCCGTGGCTCGTGCGCGCAATGTCGGGCGGTTATCGCTTCACAAAGACAAAACAAGGCGCACTACGCACCGTGCCGGAGAAAAACGACCCCGAAGGCTTCTCGCACGTCGCTGACGACCTGCAATATGCCGCATTAGTCGTTCACGGCGGCCTCGTGCAAGAGTTCGCACGCCGGATCAACCCGCGCCCGACCAGCAATCGGCAGAAAATCACCGCTCAGGGCTGGACTTGATTGCCCGGCAAAGAAACCTATAGGCCGCGGGGCCTTCATCCCACAGCACAACGACCCGATCCAGCTCAGTAATGCACTGTGCACGCGTATAGTGCACCCGCACATACCCGGGTTGCGGCGCCTCGACGTGAGCCTGACATACCGAAAAAACCGCGATGCAGGCAATAATGAGTTCATACATCACTGCACCGGCGGCGGCGTTACAAACCACGCCCCAAACGCCAGCCAAAGGGCGACAATGCCGGCGCCAACAGCCGCCAAAAGCCGCTTAAACGTCGATTTGGTATTGTCAGTTGAGGGAAAGAACAGAAAAATGGAGACGCCGGCGAAAACAAGCGCCGCCAAAATGAGAAGGATAATTAGCGTACCCATGGTAGGTCTCCCTTGTTATCAGCTTTCGTTGTTGGCGTAGTCCATGATCATCTTCGCCGCCAACTTCCGGTCGTCGGATGACATGGAATAGCCGCGCGACCAGTTGGTCAGGATTATCAGCTCCCATACAGCCAGCTTTTTGCGTAGTTTGCAAATCACAACATCGACCATTTTGGGGTCGGTCTGCTCGGTGGCGCCGGGCCGGCGATCCTCGATGGCCTGATGCAGGCCCTCGCGGCTGACTTCAGGGCGTTTGATGATGGGGATCAGAACGGCGGCTTCGAGGCGGGTGGCTTTGAACACGTGGCCAATATAACAATCAAGTAATTCGTCGCTCAAGGAGGCCAAACTTGCGGCGGCGGGACAGCGGT